CCCCAGAACGATCAGAATATACAATAGCCCCCAGAGTTTTCGCTTTATCATGGACACCACCTCGTCAAAGTCTATGCGTCCTCCCTGCCGTCATGAACCTTTTTGCAAAAACCGCATAGAATGACCCGGAGCGACAAATTTAGCAAAAATGTTAGGAGGAATGACCTTTGGATAACCAGAAAAAGGAGGAAAACGGCCGCGAAGGGCGGCTTCCGGCCATGGCGCCGCTGGCAAATCCCTATGTTCCCTTCCAGCTGGAAAACCCGCCGCAGTATGAGGCGCAGAAGGGTCTGGTACGGGGAACGCTGTTCCCCGGGCTGGATCTCCCCTTCATGGGCATGGTGAATCTGAACGAGCTGCCGGAAACGCCTTCGTCGCAGATGCAGGCACTGGCCTTTGCCGTTCAGGAGCTGGCGCTGTATCTGGACACCCACCGGGACGACCGGGAGGCGCTGGAGCTGTACCGCCGCTATCAGCAGCTTCTGGAAAAGGTGCGGGCGGAATATCAGAAACGGTTTGGCCCCCTGAACCACGGCACGCCGCAGACATCCGAGAGCTACCAATGGCTGGATGACCCGTGGCCGTGGGAATACACGACGAATAAGGAGGCGTAACCATGTTTGTATATGATAAGAAGCTGCAATATCCGGTGAAAATTGCCGCGGTGAATCCCCGGCTTGCCGCCATCATCATTTCCCAGTACGGCGGCCCCGACGGCGAATTGGGTGCGTCCCTGCGGTATCTGTCCCAGCGATATGCCATGCCCTTTGATGAGCTGAAAGGGCTGCTGACAGATATCGGAACAGAAGAACCTGAACCACCATGATAGATATCATAAAGACAGAGAATATCCCCCGGCCTTCCTTGTAGAAGGCCGGGGGGATGGTTTACTCAGTTATTGTTGCTTCTACCCGCCGCACGGCGTCGGCGGTGGATTCTGCGATCAACGGCTTCTTAAATGCTTCGTTAAATTCAGCCACAGCCGCCTCAATCAAAATCTGCATTTCTTCGGCGTCAAAATCAATGCCTTTCTTTTTCAGCAGTGCCTCGGCGGTCTCCAGTGCCTTGGCCAGCTTGTCCGCGCCGTGGAGGGTATTCCACACCTGCTCCACGAACTGCACCGCCACACGGGCGATCGCGCGTTTAGTGTCGTCGTTGATGTACTTCACGGCCAGCTGCTTGATGGCATAGCCCAGGCAGCCGAAGATCGCGCACAGAATGGCCGCAATGATCTGCGTACCATAGTGATAAATGAAATATTCAAACATTGTATGTTCCTCCTTGAATTACTCAGCCAATAGAAATGGCCTTATTTTCCCACTTTTTGTAGGCGTCGAAATAGAGTTCCTTCTTGTCCCCGTTGAAGGTAAGTTCGTAGTACATACCGTCAAAGAGGGTGGTACTCGCAAGCGCCTTGCTATTCTGCAAGGTCTTGCACATCCAGACGATAAAAACATCGTCCTCGGTGATCTTCTTGCCGTCGCTCCTGTCCAAATGCTCATTGGAGTATTCAGCGACGGCCTTTTTGCACAGGTTTACAAAATCTTTTTCATTCATGGTGTACCCCCAAGATACAAAATATATCGCTCAACCCAGCCCGATTTGAGCCAGGAAAAAGCCTGCAACTGCGGCCACAACCGCCCAAATCAGCTTTTCCACAAGATTGTCCCAGCGCTTTCCGGGTTTTCCTTCCAGCGCCGTGACCTTGCCGTCCAGCCTGTCCACGGTATCCGCGACCTGTTCCTGCTTGTTGGCCATAACCTCCATGGAGGTCGCAAGCCGGTTTATCGCTGCGGTGGACGCCTCCACCTTATCCAGTCTATGACTGTTGGATTTTGACCGTTCCTCCACGGCGGTCAGTCTCTGCTCATGTTCCAAGTCCATAGGCATGCTCCCTTCTCAGCCGTTCCACCGGGCATACCCGGGGCGGGTGTCCACGTGAATCCCCCAGTCGTAAAGCCCGATGCCGCCAGTGCGCCCCATGACATCCTCCGCCACGGCTTTCATCTGCGCCGGACTTGCTGCGCTGTGCAGATCAGCCGCCAGCCCATACAAATGCTGGGAGTTGGCAACACCACCAACTTCCGCGTTGTGCGCCGCGCACCGCACGCCGGAACCACCGCCGTCCACAATGGAAATCGGGATGCCCAGCCTGTAGCGGATTTCGTCCACGGTACGCGCAATGGATTCCTGCGGCTCCACCGGGAATCCGCCGCAGCGGCCGCAAGGGCAGCGAAATTCGGCGCGCTTGAAATACCGGATATCCTTCCACCAGTCTGCGCCGCCCTCCGTCTCCGGGGTGTCTTGTGGCTGTTGGGGCAGCTCTCCGGAAGCAACGACCTCCCGGATACGTGCCTCCGTCCCGATGCCGAATATCCCATCCACCGTAAGCCCGTAATTCCGCTGGAATGCCTCGGTGGCGCAGCGGGAGTTATTGCCCCAAATGCCGTCGATTTCCCCCGCATAGTACCCAAGGTACAGCAGCAAGCATTGCTTTTGCTTGATCGTCATCCGAGCATCACCCCGTATTTCGCCAGAATGGCAAGGATGTCCTCGGTTAGGATCTTTTTCAGCTGACCGGGGGGCAGCTTGGCGATACTCGCGGCGATGGCACGCATATCCTGCTCCCCGTCCTCAGCGGCACGGATTTCCACCAGCCGCGTTTTGGCTCCGTTACTCCACTTCTTCATCCGGCTCCACCTCCAAAATGGTCAGGGCGTTCTGCATGTCCGCGCCCTCGGCCTTCATTTCCGCGATTTTTGCCAAGATAGCGTTTTTGCGTTCTTCGATGGTCATGTGGTCACCCCCAGAGCGGTTTCAATTTCAGACAAGGCGGCTTCGTACTCGGCGTTTGTCTTCAACGCCTCTTCCAGCGGAGTGAGGATTTCCACCCCGTCCCGATAGAATTTTCCATCGCTGTAGGTGTCGCCGATAGCCACGGGGCGGTCTGCGGGGTTGATTAGGGATTCAGTTTCAGGCTCGGAATCGGAACACCATAGCATGTTGGCCACGGTGCCGTTTTCGATAAGCGCCAATGATCTTGCCATTATGCAGCCCCCCTTGCATTTCGGGCGATTACGATGCCGGAACCACCACGGCCTGCGGTACCACTATATGCAGCACCGCCTCCGCCACCGGTGTTGGCTACTCCGTTTTTCGCCGCTCCACCGTAAGCGGCACCTGCACCAGCTGTAGAATCACCAGCGGCGCCTGCATTAGCAGCACTACCTCCGCCACCGCCAGAATAGAGTTTGCCTGTAGATTCGCCAAACTCTCTGGTGGTTGTCCCCTGCCCGGTTCCTCCTTGCGATACATTTCCGGCCGTTCCATTGCCTCCATTAGAGCCGCCGTCACCTGAAGTTCCGCTTGAGCTACCACCACCGCCGCCACCAGACCCTCCATTCACGCCAGATGCGCCATTAGCGCTTGCGCCAAAAGCGCTGCTGGTTCCGGAACTAGCGCCGATAGTGATTGTATATGGAGTTGCAATAGCGATACTTACGCCTTTGACGGTTTTTGTATAACCCCCACCGCCACCTCTGGCACCTCTAACAGTTTCACCGTTTCCGCCGCCACCAACAAGGAAGACGTCTAATTGGCCATTCCAGCCATTTAGCTTGGTAACTGTGAAGGTACCCGAGGTTAAAAATCTAATCTTCCAGTTGTTCTTCCAATTTGCGAAATCCGAAATAGGGTTATCGCTGTCATCGACAATCTCATAATCTCCGGTGTAGGTAAACTCCGGGGTAATTCGATATACGATCGTGACGTACTCCACGGTCAGACGGGTAATGACAACGTCCTGAGTTGCGCTGTCTCCGCCCTTCGCGGATGTAATCGTCCACGTACCCAGGTCAAGCCCGCCGAATGTCCAGGCGCCATTTTTCTCAGTGGCCGTCTTCGTGGTAGACCCCATCTTGCAGGTTACAGTGGAGCCTGTAGGGGCGGTCACAATTATTGTCGATTTGTTGGGGCTGCCGCTGCTGGCACCAAATCCCTTTAAGTATGCGAATACGTCAGCCATTATCGCTTCACCTCCACCTGAACCGGAATGTTCGTTTGCGGCTTGTCCTCAAGGCAAACAAACGTGATGGTTCCGGGCCCCGGCTTTGCATAGCTCACGGCCGCGCAAGCTTCCCGCAGAGCAATATCCGCATCCGTCACCCCGGAATATACCGGCGTGATATACGGCGGACTTCCGGCCGTTACTCCCGCCACGGCAACGGTTTGGGTATAGGGAGCGTTGGCTGACCAGCCGGCGGCGGTAAGCGTGGCCTGAACAATTTGCGTCAGCTCTGCGCCAATGATTGCATGACCGCCCATGTTCAGATCACCGGTCATGGTGTCGCCGGATTTCATCAGGTACGCCGTTCCGGCCTTCACGGCATCGATTTCGGCTTGAAGCGCCTGAATCAATGCCGTAACTTGGGCATTTATGGCAGCAGTGTCCACCTTGGTTACTGACTCAGCCATAATGCCGCAGTAGTTTTCATTCAGCCGCAGATCCGTCACGTTCCTTGCCGTGACAGCAGTTGCACCAGGCTCTCGCCGTACCTCTGCAAGATGAATCTCATACAACGCTTCACTGGTGGAGCGCTCCGGAGGCTGCGGGTTGCTGGCTGCGGTACCGTTTTTTACCACAATTTCCGTCACGTTTTTATTCGCGTCGTACTGGATCACAACGTGGTCAATTCTCGGGTAAACAGGATCTGGCAGCCCAAGATTTACCGCCGTTTCCGTCTTCAGCGCCGCCACAACGCCCTTGAATCGGCTCATACGCATCCACGCAATACCAACGCCCAGTGTGATCGTGTTGTCTGTGCCAGATACGGAAAATGTGAAATCGTTGTCGGCGTAAATGCCGGTTGTTCTGGTACAATGGAAAAGGGCTGCGTCTTCCATTGAATAGTCCGTATTGTCCAACGGATATGTCACAAGTGTCATCGGATCACCTCAATATCGTAATAGTTCCTACTTCCAGAATCGTGTCAATGACATTGTTCTGGGATTGCTGGGTAAAGCGTGTCAACCGGGATTGCAGTCGCAGATCGTAATCCGGCAGCAGCACCGTGATGATGTCCCCCAGATCATAGAGCGTGCCGAACTCCTGCGGAAGCGGGTTCATGGCACATGTCCATGTTCCCTTCTGCTCCAGCAGCTTCTCGTATCCTCTGGCGGCAAGCCGGGCGTTATAGGAATCATCCGTCTCGCCTTCCTCACGGAGAATGTCACGGGCATCCACAAACATGGAACGTTTTTGTTCGCCAGCGGACAGATCCACATCTACACGAACGCGAGCCTCCCCCTCCCCTTCTCCAAGGACAATGGCGTGATTTTTCTTGTTCTCGGTAGAAAGCGTTATGGCATCAATTTTGAGGCTTCCATAGCGTTCCGACAGTATGCGGTTCGGATCCGCTTCCGGCTTATAGAATTCCACTGTGACCTTTTTGTCCCTGCGCACGACCCGGAATCCCGTGTCCGTTTCCTGGCACATGGTTTCGCACAACAGCAGGAACGACTTGTTGCTGATCTGGTGGTTATAGACCACATCCAGTGACGGCTCAGCAAAAACGAGGTTTTCAAACCTGTCACTTTTTGCATAGGCAGCACAGATCGCCTTGTCCAGAACGGCACCCTCCTGGATGGTGCCGCAAAATGCCACATCATCCAGAACACGGTTCGCCTGTTTTCCATTGGCTATGACATGGCCGCTTTTGACGCGAACGGTTTTGATGACCATAAGTGTCTTTCGGTCGTCCCGGCCGACATAGCAGTCCGGTTTGACCTTCTGCTTATATTCCGCCGTTGCCAAAAGCTCCAAGGTAAACGGTTGGGTGGTGTTATACCCCTCCGACCACATGCAGGAGACAAAACGGCCCTCTATGATGGCAATTCTGTTCAACTGAGGGTCGTACAAACTAAGATTCATAAAGCACCGCCCTTGCAGGATTGAAGGTAAATGTTGCCACCAGAGAAGCGCCGCCTTCCTCGTCGGTCGCCGAAATCAGGTTATCCCCGGATTCCAGCTCAAACAAGGAGGATTCATCGTCGATCCAGGTGATGACGTCTGTCACAGTGCTGCCGGAGGTCAGCTCTGCACGGAGTACGTTGTTTCTGTCCCGGTAGATGGTGATATATTCGCCGATGTTGATGACGCCGTTGATTTTGATGAAGGAAAATGTGGCCAGATTTGTGATAATGGGATTTGTGCTGACGCCCTCAGAGCGGAGGGTCAGCTTATACGGTACGCGCACATCCCCCGAATTGAGGACGTTTACGTATTTTTCTGTTCCTCTGGAACCAAAGCGGTGAGGCTTGCTGTAGTTTACGGGGAAACGGAAGCACTTGGTGATGCCACCAAGAAGATAGTTGCTTTCCGTGAAAGCGGAGAAAAAGGGAAATGGCGCATAGAACTGCATTTTGAACAGGCCATTGTTTTTTACTGCGACAAATGTCGGTGCAGCCTTGACATATACCCGGATATAGTGTTCCTTCCCGAACACCAGGCGCCCGGATGCCAGCGGGGTGCAGGTGTTTCGCAGAGCGTTTTTTCGTTCTGCGATATTCCCGTACATCTTCCCGGAGACATCGATTGGGCGGCCGGAGATGGACTGCGTTTCCACGGTCTCCCCTATCT